AGGACAACCCTGATTGATGACAGGAATGCTAATGATGGATCCAGTATCATCAGTAATGGGTTGACCTGCTATTGGTTTATCAAGACATGGTTTTAGTTCGATAATAGGATCTGTATCCGAATCTCCTTCATCTAGAATCTCTCCGATGATGATTACAGAAGCGAAAGCACCAGTTCCTACAAGTAGGAACGTCATGTTTTCAGATCCTTCTATCTCTACATCTTCCTCAATAGTTACATATACTTTTGCCGAGTTGTCGATGATGACACTATTTCCATAGAGATTACCTCCTACAATATCTTCTGGTGTAATACCAGCACCAGACAATGCCCATTGTAATACAGTTCCGTCAGGAACATTATCAGTGCTGATAGTATATACAATCGTTTCGCCTTCTTTATACTCTAGTTTATCAGATACTACCTGATATAATGGAGTAGTATCTTCTTCATCATCTGGAATCAATCCTGTAGTATCAGGTGAAATGATAACTGTTACTCCAGCATCCACGTCAAGATCAAAGTTCAGAAGTCTGCTAGGATCGATAGTGTCATTCGTAAGTAGAGTAACAAAAACCTGTGCTACTCCATCTACAATCTCAAATGATCCAGACAGATCACCATCAACTACTGTTGTTCCATCACCGGAAAGTGTATAGAATAGAAGAGTACCTGTGTCTACATTATTTGTTGTAATAGTATAAGTGATAGTATCTCCTTCACTATAGGAGTTAGCATCTGCTCTAACAAAGTAGGATGGTTCTCCGTTGTCCTCTCCTAAGATTGTAGTGAATCCAGAATCTCCTGTCTCGGTGACAGTGAGTGTTAAAGTTTCATTTAGATCATCAAACTCTGTGACGATTTCTTCTTCATTGTAGATAACATTTCCTTCCTCATCAAGTTGGACGTTGCCCTCGGCATCTAGGACAGGGATTGTTCCTGGTGGATCTACTCTAAAGTTATCGTTGTCTGTAGCAAGTGTAAAGATAACAAATCCTTGTTGGTCTTCGTTTACAACGAACGTTCCTGTAGTCTCACCATCTACAATATCTTCTGGATCTACATTGAGAGAATAGTTATATGTCTGACCGACTACAGCATTTCTTCCAGTGATAATAAACCTAGGAGACTGACCCTCCAAGTAGAAACTTCTTTCTGCCTTAACATTGAAGCGTGTAATAGATGGAGTGATAGTAGGGATAGGATTTGGTGTTACATAGTCGGGTGGTAGTACAATCGATGGGGGAATGTAAGGGTCTGGATCATTTGGGTTAGGAACAAATGGAAGACTAGTGAAAGCATCTTCAATAGTACAACGGAAGTCTCTGCCATTGGGGAAGTTGACAGCGTAATCAGCAGGCAATACTCTACTCTCTAATCTAATAAAGAAGTATTCATCTCCTTCCTTTTGGTCTTTATCTTTGAAGGTTCTGAAAGCAATATTTTTTTCTGTTTGGTATGGTCCAAAACCAATAGAACTTCCTTCGAAATCTTCAGCAAAATCTTCATTTAGAGTTGCTGTCTTAGGAACAACTTTAAGTTTGATGCTACTAGACTTACTAATGTCACCAAATCTTCTTATTGTAAAGACGGCAGGCTCACCTTCGATAACAGTGATGTCTTCACAGGTATACTGAATAAGTTTTGTAGTTGGTACTGGATCACCTTCACCCGGAGTATCTCCTCTTCCTACCGCTCCGGGAATGCCGCCAACAAAACTGATGACAGTTGCTGGTGTATCGGCTGCTACTAGTGCTTCATCACAGATGTATTGATTATTGTCAAGGGGACCATCACTAATAAGATCTAGTAAATCATCCAACCAGTTATCATCTGTGTCTCCGTTGTTACAGTCAACACAAACTTTCTCGATCTTTTCACAAGTAGCCTTGGGACCATCACAAGAAATGCCTAGAAGATCAAATGCCTCGCTAACAATATTACCGATTAGGTTAACGGGTTCTACTAGAACACCAAGTAAATCATTGAGTGGTCCTAGAATAGATGCTAATGTAGTTTCGATAAACTCAATGATTTGGTTGATGATACCACTAACCAATGTATCTACTAAACATGCTGCTCCTTCATAAGCATCCTTTAAAAATCCCCAAAGTAGGTCAGTAACGTAGTCGGAAATCCTTTCAGTAAGATCCTCCATGCTACATCCAACTTCCTCAAGTACATCGTTGATTGCATCAATAACCTCTTTGAGTCTACTTTGTTTCTTTGTAATAGGTTTGAAGGGTTCGACACCTAGATCAGGTGCAACAGGTCCGGTGTTGACATTGCCTAGAACATCTTTAGTGTCAACGTCTTCATACAATATAACTTCTACCAGTTTATCGATGCCATCACGAATAAGTTTTACAATCTCTCCTTTTAGTCTGGCAATGAGACTTGTTACTAATCTGATTGCTTTATTAATATATGTTCTTCCTGTGGAAATATAATTATTAAGTTCGCCGTTTGCCTTACTAACATAATAGGTGCCAATGTTTCCGTTTGATTGCTGGTTTGCTTTCAACATATCAGCAATGATATTCTTTAAGTTAGACTCAAAGTTCTTTTCAGATCCACACTTAGGGTTAGCGATCTCTACACATACTTTCTTACCCGTTGGATTTGTTTCGGAAGCATCAGCAAACAAAGCATAGAAAGCTGATGGTTGGTATCCAGGACGAGCAGCAATGGCAGGTAGTCCTGCTGCTGGTAGCGTAGTAGATCCTTCCGTCTCTTGTGCCGCTGGTCTAGCATCCTCTCTTAAATCTTCCTGAGAGATAGGAGCATGAACAAATGGATTGGTTCCGGGAGAAATAAAAGTAGTAAATGATTTACATGTTCCTGTTGGATTGGGATCGTTCTCTACATTTTCTAGTAGAGTAGCACCAGCAGTGTGTCCAATAGAACCAATGATCAATGGCTTCTGTTGATCATTGTCTAGATAGATTCCAATGACCCAACTACCTACAGTATACCCGATGGTTCCTCCAGTTTTACCACCATCAGACCATGGAGATGTAGCAGGCATCATTACATGTGCCCAAGGTAGATCAGAACTAGGTGTAGAGTTACAATCTTTTAAGTGTCTACCTACAATCCTTACTCTATATCTACCAGACTTCTTAGGATCTTTGAGATCATTATTACCGTTGGGATCTCCCTCTGCAAAAGATTCTACTTGCCCTACCCACCAGGACAATCCATCGGAACCAATCTTATGTACGGGATATGCTGTAGATAATACTGGATCCATACTACTTCACTTTGTTCTCGTAATCTTTCATGCCAGAAGTGTCTCTAATCAACTCAAGTTTAGTTTTTACTCTACTATTTAGTGGGTCATAGTTATGTCCTATCTTAGAAATCAAATACAATCCACTGTTATTCTCATCATACTTTTGTTCTTCTCTATATTTCTGGGCAACCATGTTAGGTAGTCTGATGTCAAGTTTGTCACCTACAGTTAGTTCTGGGTTGCCTGGGATAAGAATCTCTAGTTTATGTACATCCATAGTAAAGTATCTAGAGAATGATTGTGCTAGATAATGCTTCTGAAAGTCAGGGAATGTGTTGCTACTCGATCCACCATCTCTATCTTCATTAGATCCTGTGTCAGCATTGTTATACCATGTCTCATGGTCAAGAATGGTAGAGATAATCCTAGTAGGTCTAGTAGACAACTCGGTTTGAACTTTACCTAGTTTTGTTTGACTTCCTAGGTGTGCTTGGTTCTCGAAAGAATCTGATAGGTTGTAGGTGTACTCTTCATATGCTCCAGTAGAATAGTTATAGAACACACAGTAGGTAGAGAACACCCCACTCCTCATCTGTTCGAACAAGTCTATCTCAGATCTAAAAGCATAGTCTTCGATAATATATCTGTCTGCCTGAGTTGATGAAGCGGAGTCTCTATTAGTTGGTCTCGCTTCGTAAACATTTTCATATGCTTTCTGTCCACCAAAAGAATCACTACCATCAGAATAGTAATAGTCTACCGACTTAAAGTTAAATCCATTCTTGTTCTCGAAGAACAAGAATCCAGATGTACCAGATGATTTGTTAGTGTCTGATGGAATAGAAGTCTTTCCTGATTTAGTTTCCGAGTCAGATGATCCCGATCCTCCAGGTTCTGATGTTTGTGGTACTGCCTTCGGACAAATCTGATTGATGAGAGCGTGTGCTCTCTTTCCTTCAGGAAATAGTTTGATATTATATTTACATGCCTCTAAGTTAATCTCTTTATCTGTCTCCAGATATTCTTCTAGAATCTTCTTGACAATACCCTCCGGTGAACCAGACAAAGGTTCATAGATTCTAACGCCTTCATTATACAATGCCTCTAATGATATTAGACTCAAGTTATAGAATTGCTTAGAACTGTCGAAGACTCTACCACTAACCGCCCACACATATAGATCGTAGCGATGCTCTTCTTCTTTAACATCTACGATGTCAATGACTACTCTTTCTCCTCCCTGAATAGGTAGAGTACCAATCAAGTTTTGACCAGAATCAATCATGCTAAGAGTAGCACTAACAAATGGTTTCTCGATGTCCTCGAAGTATAAAAAGGCAGCGATAGACTTACTGATTTCAATCTTGTCACCAGATACTGACTCTAATGTTGCTGCTTTGATTCTGAAAAAACTATTAGACTGTTCCATGATTTATGCTCTCGCTCCTGTTGGATAGTTTTCTTTATTTTTTTCATCCTCTAGTTTTGCATCTGCTAATCTTTGAGCTTCAATATTAGCCCGCATTTGTCTTCCTCTAGCAGCTGCTTGGGACCGTCGATCTGAAGAGTTATAACCCAGAGGAACAATCGTAGCAATCTGTCTTTCAGATGCTTGTTGGACTATTTGTTGTTCCTCTGGCGGTAGTCCTTGTGCTATTCCGTCTAGAAAATCCTGTGCTGCACTTATATTAAAAGGTTCAGCATCAGGTGAAACTTCGCCAGGGGAGACCTGACCACCCGTTGTTACATAGTCATTGACA